CCAGATGATGGGGATGTATTACTTATTGTGAAGTTAGGGTAAGTACCAGTAACTCCAATCCCTGTTCCGGCAGTTAAGCCTACTATCTGGTCAGGTGCAGTATTGGTAACTGTATTGGTTACTATGCTTATGCCTGTTCCGGCACTCAATGCATCCTGCTTGCCATTGAATGTTGTCCAATCTGCACTATCCAAGAAGCCATCAGTTGAGCCATTGGCCTGTGGGATGCTTATATCTGGTGCAGAACCTCCTGTTGATGATAAAGGAGCAGTGGCAGTTACTGAAGTAACTGTACCTCCACCTCCACCTCCTGCAATTGGGAAGTATCCAACTACTCTCCAGTTGCCACTACCCTCACTCACTATCATGCAGCAATCATTGTTGGCAGTAGTGATGTTAGCAGTACCAGGAAGAATCAGTTGAGTCGCATCATAGTCAAGTGTGTAAACCCCTTTAAACACAAGAATGAACCTTGACCCGGCATCACAAATGCCAAAGGAATTGATGGTTGTGGTTGTGCCTGTTATGTGGACAAAATTGCCATTGGCTAAACTCAAGTCAGTAGTTGCTCCGGCAGTCAGGTTATTACTCTTAGCCTCCCAGATGACTTCCTCCATGACATTCTTGTCCTTCTGAGTCAGAAAGGAGTCAATGCCATCTGTAAGCCAATCACGAAGGTCTGATGCAGTAATCTCATTATTGTTATTGGTAGGGAAGTTGGCATCCCTTACCGTACCCAATCCTGCCCTTGTTAAATTAGCCATTATTATAATCTGAGTTGAAGTCCTCGTTGAATTCTCCTGCCTCTGGTGTCACTTGATTGGACATTAACAGAGTGAACTTAGTTGTACCACCGGAAGCATCCTCAGGCTGATTTGTGGCCTCCTGAATGAACCCTTGCAAATCTAAACTGCCAGAGGTGAGCCTTACTTTCCGATACTGCTCATCTTGGCTCAAAGTTAAGAAATCGCAGAGACTTTGTGGATAGCTGAATTCAATGCCTATGGGCCTAAAGAGGTACTCCTTCTCTCCTGGTCTCAGCACTCCCTGACTTAGGCTGACATTCTCGTAAAGTGGAGTGTCTATGAGGTACTGCTGGCATGGCTCTGTTGCATCATCAATCTGGCTATAATAGCCTGTCTGATATTGCCCGACCTGATATTGAAGTATTGGACTGGTCAGGCCATAGGTGTGCATGCCAAGCACCTTCCACCATCTCATGCCAACTCTTGCCGGAGTGTGCCAGATGTTGTACAAGTTCTGCAAAGGTGATGAGCTAAAGGCAATGAAGCTGGATGGCATGCTTATTTGCCCGGGCAGGAATGTAACTGTTCCTGTCTCTTGTGGTAAGTTAAAGCAAGTGCCTTCTATTGTCTCCAATGTAACCTCTTGTCTATTCAGCCAGATGATGAATGTCTCATAATCATTGGGCCTGTCAGAGGTAGCACCTCCAAAGGTGATGCCGGAGAGTCTTCTGCTGAACTCAATGGCATAGCCTTCAGCAATTATGCCTGATCTCATGTCCAATTTTGCCGAACTATTTTCATTCATTGCGCGGTTATTGGTGAAGTAGTTTCGGTCAGTGTGGATGGCAAAGACACCGCTCAGCTGGATGTTCTTCCACTTGTCGGTAAAACCAAGAGTGATGTTATTCTTGAGGATGTCAACCTTTGCCATCTGGTCAACCTCTCCGACATTGGCAAAGACCTGACTGATGCTGTTCTGGTAGAAGTACTCCCTTGGCTCTACTCTGATTTTCCACTCAGTCCCAGTCCATTCAAAGGCCCAGCCAAGGCAAAATATCTTGTCAAGGTCTTCAAATGTCTGCTTCCATGTTGTCTTTAGTGCGCCTAAGTTATCCTGTCCATCTGCCTGCCTTATTCGGAGGCCATTGGTCAGAGCATTATTCCAGTAGCAGCCATCATCAACCTCACTAAAGGCATCAGAGAGCAGCTTATTGTTGCTTCCTGTCATCAGGTAGATGCATCTCTTCAGCCATTGCTCAATTGTCAGGCAGTTGCATGTTGATGCATACTCACCGGAGTTGATTTCAGTCCAATTGAGTGTTGCATTTTCGGTTATGGTAACATCTGCTGTGTTAGGATTGCCAGTATAACCAGCCTCAATTGCATACTGAACCTTATAGCCAGATGCGACTGATATGCCTGTTATTGTTCCAGCTAAATTCCATGTCTGTGTTGCTCCTGCTCCAAGTGTAGTATTAAGTAAGTAGTAAGCTGGAGGAACAAATATATTACCATTAATAACCCCAAAATAGACATATACATTAATGAAATTAAAGGTGTTATTGTTTGTAATGGTTACACTTATGTCATAGGTAGCATCAAATGTTCTTGTATAGCTACTGTTATTTTGGAAAATAGGACTGTCTCCATATTGTCCAGCATTCCAGTTGATAGTTGATTGAGTGGTATTGACTGCAAGTCCATAGTTGTCCTTAAAGTCATTTTGTTGCCAATAAACTGGAATGATGGCAGCATCATACCAATTTAGTGCAACTACTCTATCACTAAAACTTTTACCATTGGCTTGTAAGTACAAGTCCTGCCTGTGCAGTCTGATCTGCTTCTGACTAAGTGCGGAAATAGTGTCACCATTGAGGTCAGTAGTGTTGGTCAAGTCAATCTCCACATCCTGCCGAGCCTTGAACTGCTCCCTGAAGTTGTCATCAATAATGCCTACTGTTATCTCCCAGCTATCAGTGTCGCAGACATTATGCTCCTGGTAGATTGCCAAATTGAGCATGCCTTCAAACTCAAATGGCTGCCCATTGTAATTGACATCAGAGGTGATGGTGATGCTTATCTCGGCATTGATGAAGAACTGGTCATAAAGTGCCTTTATTAGCTTTGCCCCTTTGCCATAGAACTTGACCTCAGTGCTGAATGGCTGGTCAATGCCATGACTCTCCATGCGTAAGGCTGTGAATTCAATTGCATCCCAGCCAATAGGTTCTTCAACCTCAGTATTATTTAGATAAAATCTCCAGCCTGCCATGAGTGCAAAGGTAAAAAGAAAAAGCCCCTGCAATGCAGAGGCTCTTTACTAATAATCTAAACCAATAGTTCATGATGCATTCCTAAACCTATTATTCAGAATCTTAGTTGTGCGCCTTGGTGTCCTAATGAATTTCTCAAAGCCTCGCTCATCCATGTTGAGCTGAGTGATGGGTAATGACTTCAGGATGCCACTTAGTTCATCCAGTTTGCCTACCACCGGAGAAGAGACTGAGCTGCTTCTATTGGCATAGTGGCTTGCCAGGAATAACTCCTGCTTGCTAAGTGCATGGTTAGGAATTACCTGAGAGCCTTTTGGCAGATCAACCAGAGTGGCAGTTGGTGGAGTGAAGTAGACCTTGCCTGACTGAGTCACAACCTTTTCAACTCCTCGCTCACCAACAATTGCCTTACCTCCTTCAAATGGCTTTCCTTTAGTACCTTCAGCAAACTCAGGCACAGGTTGAGCAAGAATAAAGCCAATCTGAGCAGCTTGATTAAATAAGGTAAGTGCAGCAAGTGGTAATGTCACAGGACTGCTTGACCACTTAGCCACAATGGAGGCAGTTTCAAATATTACTCTGGCAACAGCAGCAGCCTGTTCTGCCTTGAATGCCTTTAGCTTTAACTCTCGTTCTTTCTGCTCTTTTCTTTGATTGATTTCATCAATCTTCTGCTGATTGCCATCTGCCAGCCTGATCTCTTCTTCTGATCTCCTGTTTAGCGCAGTAATTTCTTTGTCAAGACCAGCCTGGTATAGATTGAAAGCCCCATCTACTAAGGTTTGACCTAATTCAAATGATTGTTGAGTAATAGCCTGCTTTTGTTCCTCTGCCTCTTTCTTTTTTCGTACTTCTTCCGCAAGTCCAGCTTCATAAGCCTTTTGCCATTGCTTCATCTGGGCCAGCCTATTTTCATAGAGCTTTTTTTCATCTTCTTCAGTAGTTGTAGTATATCTTCTGTATGCTATAATTTGTTGGTCAGCTTCTTCTTCATAAATTTTTGCCTTTTGCTGTGCAGTAAGCTCAGCAACTTTTACCTCTTCTTTTGAAATGCCTATGTTTTTATTCTGATATTCTTTTTTAAGCCTAAAAACACCTTCTGCAAAGTTCTTTTCTGCTCCAAGTTCACCCAACTTGCTGCCCCTTAACTGAGCCTGAAGAGTCATAATTTGCTTTTCAAGTTCAAGTTGCTTCAATCGTAACTCATAGCTTTTCTTATCCTCTTTTGCTTGGGTCTCCTTATCCTTTTGCTGAGCAGCTAAGTATTCTGCCTTTACTTTCTCGGTCTTGGCTACTCCATCTGCCCTTAGTTTAATCTGCTCCTCCGCTGCTGCTATTTTGCCCTTAGTGTTGGCAATGTCAACAGAAATGTCATTGATGTTTTTTGATAGTTTAACATTTGACTCAAGACCAATCCCCATTGCAGCCAGATTTTTGGTCAGGAAATCTTGATTCTTCTGTTGATCCTGATAATTTTTTAAGTCCTTGGCTGATTCTGCTAATGCTGCTTTCTGAGACTTGACAAATTCATCCAACTGGTCATCTGTCTTTTTTGTCATTTGATTTTGAGCAGCCTGAAATGCCAATAATTCAATACTACTATATCTTTCAGCATCAGTTTTTGCCTGACCGAAAATAGAATTGATGCTATCCATGAATTCAGCAGTGATGTTAAGTGCTTCTGTTAGGATTGGCTTTAATAGTGTTCCTATCTTGTTTAGGAAGTTATCCCAGGCATCACCAAGATTGTTGACCTTGCCTCCAAGTGTGGCAGATACAGCAGCAGCTGAGCCAGCTACTCCTTCAAAATCACCAAGTGAAGTGATGTATTCACGGATGGCATCATTGCTAAACTTTGTCTGAGTCTGAACACCCTTGAATGTGAAAGTAACCTGGTCTCCTGCTTTCTGCGCTCTAATACCAAACTCCTTGAGCCTTTCAAATTCACCAACTTGAGCATCAATGATTGCTTCAGTCAATTGGTCAAAGGTTTTACCAGTGCTTGAGGCAAGGTCACCTAACCTCCGCATCTGATCAATCGTTGGCCTGAATCCTTGATTTGAGAGCTTAACAAAAGATGCTGTTAATTCTTGAACTGAAAATGGTGTGGTTTTGGCAAATTCCTTAATTTTTTCCAGAGCTAATGAGGCTGCTGCTCCACTGCCTAAAGTGTTTTTCAGCACTGCTCCCATCTTCTCAAAGTTGGAAGTCACATCAAAGACTGCCTTGGCAAAGCTCAGCACAGCAGTTACTGTGAATGCTCCTGCCACCAATGTGCCGACTGGCCCAAGTTTATTTATAAATCCCTGAAGGCCTCCTTGTGCTTTATCAAATGCTCCTGATAGCTTGTTACCAGTGTCAGAGGCTGTGCTTCCTGTCTTGTCAAGCTCTGAGTTGAACTTTTTGAGCTGATTGATTGCATCCTGCTCTTCAGCTGTCAGCTTATCAAAGCCTTGTTGAGCCTTCCGTAAGTCACTGTCATCAATGACATACTTGATTTTGATTTCATTGCTGGATATTGCCATAGCCTTCTATTTGCCCCAAAGATAGCAATTAAAAAAGCCACCGGAATCCGATGGCCTTTAACTCTGAAAAACAACAAATCACCCTGAAATCTTACCCTTTTTACTCTTTTGCGCAGCAATATAGCTGCTGACAATCAAATAATATTCATAGATTGGCCTTTCGACCAGGAATTTAAGTCTTTGAGCATCTCCATTTGCAACTCTAAACTGCTCATCAAATCTGAGTCGGTGCTGTCTGACAATTGAAGTCCAATAATGTGCTTCAGGTTGTTTAGGCTTTGCAGAGTTTCGGCCTGCAAATAGGTCGGGAAATTCGTGCTGTATTCGGTCAAAGAGGGCAGATAGGCGTACTCCGGCAGATTCAAAAAAAAACCTTGAACATCGTTATGCTCCATCCAATGGTTTAGCTTCTGCTTGTTGTATGGGTACTGATAATCCAATGGATTCTCATGCTCATCAAAGTAGACAACAGTTGCCAGCTTCAGCTGCCGGAGCAGGCTAACACTCATTTCCATCTGCTCCTTTAGTCTTGAGGCCATGATGCCAATCTCATAGAGCTTCTTGTCATCCTTCTTTTTCTTGTCCATGAGCAGATTGATGAGGCCATTGTTCCAGCCTCTTAGGAAGTCTGGGTTAATCTGCCAAAGTTCCTCAGTGAATATATCCCGGGCAGCAACTGCCCTCTGGAATGGCACATTCACTTCTGCTACAAACTTGAAGTAATTGACTCCACCGGAGGTGAAGGCAAACTCAATCTGATCCCAGCGGTCTTGTGGGGCTACTCCCCTGTAAAGTATTCTGCCACCTTCTGCTTGTATAGGAGCTTCTTCTGCCACTTGTTGAGCAGGAGCAGGAGCAGATGGTTTGCGCCTAAAAAAATTGAGCATAAGTAAAATGGATAGTCAAAGATGAGCCATGAGATGACAAGGAACTGCCATGCTCCAGAGCAGAATGGGCATTCACCAAGTGGCTTGGCCCAGTTCATGGGCAGCTTTTGTATCTGGGAGAGATACCACTGCCCAAGTGGGTGATCCTCCAGTAGGTAGTCCAGAAACAATGAGAAGGATGCGCTGACTCCTGCTATCAGTAGCAACATCAGTAGGCTCGGCATCGTGTGGTAGCTCAATGAGGCAACAACCTCTGCGCTTACCTCCGCAACTTGCAGTAATATCATGGTTCATCATGGATTAATTATTGGCTGATTATCGTTGAAAATGTTTAGGGCTACCCAGTTGTCCTCCTGGTTCGTGTAGGTCTGGGCAAAGCTCATGCAGATGTCTGTGTATTGCTTGCCATCATCGGCAGTAAAGACAACTGGCTGCAATGTATCACTATTAGTGAAGCTGATGGTGTACTGTCCTCCCCAAGGATTAAAGAAGCCTTCAGACACTCCAGTCAGGTCAATATCAATGAATCCGAACTCATCAATGTCCAGCAGTTGCTGAATCCTGACATTAACTCCGGGCTTAGTGATGTTGACAATGATTTCAGGCTCATTGTAGTCCATAGGCACAAAGATGAAGAATGCAGTCGGGCAGCCATTGAGAGGCTCACAGACTTTGAAGCAATCATTGCAGCATTGTGCCATACTTTTCCAGATTGAAGTTTGAAGTTATCTCTGCAAAGTTAGAGAAAATGAAGTAGCGAAAAGCATCCAATGCGTGAGACTTGTCCGGGTTCTTGTTCTTCCAGGCATCAAGGCTACCTTGGCGGTCTACCTTTGCCTCCTTAAGGTCAGTGACAAGCTCATCGCACCTCTTGCTGCTAATCTGCACCTTTGCCTTCTGAAAGACCAGTATGGTCACAAGCCTACTGGCTATGTGGCTTGGATTGGAGCGAGCAATCTGCAATTGCATGTCAGGGATGCCCAGATAGTTCTTGATGAGAGCATAGGCACTGATGTTGTCCTGAGTAAAGGCATTGCGAGAAGCACCTGAGGCATCACCATTGATGATGTAGGTCATATCTGGGAATTCCTGCCGGATGGTCTGGCAAAGGGCAGCAAGATCTCCAATTCGATAGACCTTGATGATGTTGATGGTGGCATAAAAGATGCCCTCCTCTGAGTTCTTGATGTACTGTCCTACTACGCAAGTATTTGTCACATTGAAGTCAAAGCTCAGGTATAGGTTATGCGTAGGAGAGGCCTTGATGTAGCCATCATAGACATGCTTGCTGAAGTCAAAGGAAGTGGCAAAGAGGCTTTCCCTATCCCAGATGCCCCACTGCCCAAGGGCATAGACTTCGTAATAGGTCTGACTCACTGACTTGAGAGCCTCCATCCTTGTGACATACTCATCATCAAGGAAGTTAAGCGCATCACGGTAAGTACCGTGAAGCCTAAGTATCTGAGTCTGCTCCTTGTCTGGCACATCATCAAAAAACCGCTTCTTAATCCAGTGGCTATCTGAGACTGGATTGAATGTCAGAAAGAATCTCTTAGGAGTGTCTGACTTACCCCTGAGTCGGAGAGTGATTTGAGTAAAGTCCTCAAGGCTCAATTCAGTTGCCTCCTCAATCCAGATGTACTTAGCCTGGCTAAGTGATTTGAGCTTCTCGGGGTCATCACAGCCAAGGAAGACAATCTTGTTAGTGCCTGATTGCAGCTCAAGGTAGCCGGTCTTTGCCTTCACCAGCTTCTCAAAGCCCCACTGACTAATCTTATTCCTGAAGTCAGCAAAGACTGAGTTGCGCAGAGTGCTGGCAACTTTCCTAATGACAAAGTAAGTCTGGAATTGGTTGGCCTTATGGTTGCATATCTCAGCCAGCAGCAGCTGAATCATGGTTTGGCTTTTGCCTGATCCTGCGCCTCCCCATAGGATGTTGTAGGTCTTAGGCTCAACCAAAGCAGGCAAGTACTTCTGACTCCACAGGTCAGGACTTGACAAGTCAATTACTGCCATCAGTCAGCCTGCTCCTCCTTGCGTAGCACTTTAGGCACAATGACCTCATGCATCTGCACTGTCATCTGCTCCTGGTTCATTAGGCCAAGGTCTCTGGCAATAATGTTGTGGTTAAAGAAGCCAGAAGAAGCACCTTCAAACTTCTGCGAGATGATGGCCTGCTCTATGCGTGTAAAGACCTTTGAGAAGTCTTCTGATTTGGTCTTATAAACTGACAGATTTCCGTAACTGCTAAAGCCACAGGCAAGGGCAAATCCATCCTTTGTAAGCACTCTTTTTTTGGGTATTTCAACCCTCATGGCATCCTTGCCCCTGAAGTCAACTTCAATCAATGGGGTTTCTTCTGCCCACTGCACATACTGCATGAAGTTTTCCCATATCTCCTCCGGCTTCTTGAATTTGCCATCAAGACCATGCTTGAGGCGCAATTGCCAACAATTGTTTCCTTTTGGTGCTGCCATAAATGTACCGGCCTAATGGCCCTTTTTTAGTTGTGATTATTTCTTCTTAGCTGCTTTCTTAGCCTTCTTAGCCACAGACAGAGCAATGGCTACGGCTTGCTTCTGAGGCTTGCCTCGCTTCATTTCAGCCTTTATGTTGCTGCTGACAGTCTTAGCTGAGTAACCTTTCTTGAGTGGCATAGTCTTAAAGTTTATGCAAAGATAGGTATTTCAAAATTGCCTCATAGACCTCAAGCTGATTGCGCCATCTGCGCTGGTGTCCAGGTGCAGCACCTTCAATGCTTAGTTTGCCTTGTAGTTGCTTAATTTTTCTGCCAAGGTAATCCCGGCAGTCTTGGCTTGTCATCATCATTGGTTTAATATTATAAATTAGGTCATTTGTGTAGGTGCTTTTGCCTTCCCACTGTTCAGGCACTTGGCTGATGTGAACTTGATGAATCATAGTCTTTAAGTTGCATTAATGGAGCATCAAAGCGCAAAGGTATTATTCCTGTGCTGCCTGACCTCATCTTGACCTGATCAATAAGGCATAGGCCAGCATTTGGCAATTCTGCACTGCCCACTCTGGTAGTGGTTGTTGGCTCAAAGTAATACTCGGGCCTCATCATCATCCAAATGACATCAGCATCCTGCTCAACTGAGCCTGACTCACGGAGGTCAGACATTAGTGGCATTTTATCTCCTCGCTCATCCACTCTTCGGCTAAGTTGAGACAAGGCCACCACTGGAATCTGGAGTTCTTTGGCAAGCAACTTGAGGCCTCGGCTTATCTCGCCTATAATGTTGACTCTGTTTGTCTCCTTTGGATTGACTGAATTTACAAGGCCAATGTAGTCCACAAATAGCACTCTGATGTTGTGCTTATTCTTCCACATGGTGGCCTTGGTTCTAATCTTTGAAATGTTCAGATAGCCTTCATCACTGATCTTGACAGGCCAGACCTTCATGCGATGCACAGCATCATTGATTGCATTTCGGTCATAGGCATTAAGTTCACCTTGCTTGATTCGGTAAGCAAAGACATTGCTCTCCTGAGAGGCCAGCCTCTGAACCAACTCATGCTTTGTCATCTCAAGGCTAAACATTCCACAACCTATGCCTTGCTTTGCCAAATTTCTGATTAGAGTTACAACAAGGGCAGTCTTGCCCTGCCCTGGTCTTGCACCAACAACAGTAAGTTCACCATTGGTCAGCCCTCCGCATAGAGTGTCAAGTGCATTGATGCCTGTCCGGTAGCCAGCAATCTCTCCTGGCTTAGAGTTGAGCCACATCTTTGCTGATTCATTGAGCTGCTTCAGGAAGTCATCATCTTGGTTGGTGATGGCAGAGGCAAGAAGGTTGTCAAATTTGTTCTGGTACTGAGCAAAAATGTCAAAAATGTCACCGGAGTCACTTTGGGTTTGCTGATGCAGCTCCATGCTCAAGGCATAAAGTTTAGCCTTCAGGTAATGCTCAATCAGCAGTCTGCAATGTGTCTCCACATGACCAGGAGACTTGAGTGATGAATAGACTCTGGCAATGCCTTTGACTCCTCCAGCTTCCTTGATCAGGCCTGACTTCTTGATGGTGGCAACAGTTGTTTCTAAATCAACATGCTCTCCGGCATCTTGCAGGGCAAGTATGCCTTTAGCAATAATCTTGTGGGCATCCAGTTGGAAGCAGTCAAGATTGGGCAAGGTTGAGAATGCCATGAGCCTGTCTTCGGCTGATAGCATCATTGCGGAAAGGACTTGCCTTTCCAGTTCTTCGTTTTCAAAATTCATAACTATTGGTTTGGAGTAAATGTAAAGGATTCGTGGAATCGGTGCGACCGTGCGCCCGGAACTTCTAAGGTTTGCTCGTTATTTTTATTTTTAGGATAATTCGATTGATTCCTTGCCCAAGTTGCCAACCTTCTGCTAATGTCAAAGAACTTCTCAGCTTGATACCTCATCTTGCCTTTTCCATCTTTCTCCATCCAATAGGCTTTGAAGTCTGCCAGCATTTGCTTGTCATATTTTGACTCAAATGATGATAGGTCTGAAAGGTCTATTTTCTCATTCTTTTGTTCTATAGTTCTATAGTTCTTTAGTTCAT